CTACTTACATTGTATCCATCAACTGTTACAGAGGTGGGGAGAGTGGTTTCTCAATACATAAGATACCCAAGAGACCCCAAGTGGACATACATATCATTAAGTGGAGGCGCTCCTGTGTTTAATCAATCTCAGTCTGACTATCAAGATTTTGAACTCCCTGAGGATGATGTTAATAATTTAGTGGCTCGTATTTTACAATATGCTGGACTCTCTATAAGAGAGATACCGACTGTACAATTTGGACAGGCTTTAGAACAACAAGAAAATTTAGAACAATAAGATGGCTTATATAAATCAGAAGAAATATTATACTAACGATGGCACGAGTCCAACCAATGAGAACTGGGGTTCTTATCAATATGTAAGTCTTGAAGATATTGTAAATAATTTTCAGCTTATGTATAGCGGAAACCATTCGTTAGTTAATAACGAAGAGCGATATAAAATATTGTTTCACGCTAAACGAGCAATACAAGAATTAAACTACGATGCTTTTAAAGAAGTAAAAGCGTTAGAGTTAACAGTATATGATGACTTAAAATTTATTTTGCCTCCAGATTATGTAAACTGGATTCGCATATCTCTTTATAAAGATGGATGGATTAGACCACTGACAGAGAACATTCAGGTAAATTCAGCTACTTCTTATACTCAAAGTTCTAGTGTTCCTGATTTTACAGGGAATGATGCTACAATACAGACATCTCAACTAGATACAGATAGATTAGATGGTAATCAAAATAGTATTTATTTAAACCAGGTAAATGCTGAAGACCAAGTTCCTCAAGATACTCAAGCAAATTGGTATGCAGATTATACAATAGGAGCTCGTTATGGTTTAAATACAGAGACTGCAAACATAAATCCTACATTTAGAATAGATAAAAAAGCTGGAGTTATAAATTTTGATTCTACAATGGCTAATGAGCAATGTATCTTAGAGTACATTTCTGATGGTATGGAGAATGGAGACGACTCTAATGTTTCGGTAAATAAACTTTTTGAGGATTATGTATATGCTTATGTAGAATACGCCATCTTAAATAGTAAGTTTAATGTTCAAGAATATATTGTAAATAGAGCTAGAAGAAGAAAGACAGCTTTGTTGAGAAATGCAAAAATAAGACTAAGCAATATACATCCTGGAAGATTGTTAATGAATCTAAGAGGAGGAGACAAGTGGATTAAGTAACATGGCGAATATTCAAAGAAACTTTACTGCTGGCCGTATGAATAAAAGCCTTGATGAAAGGCTTGTACCAAATGGTGAATATGTAAACGCATTAAATATAAGGTTAGGTTCAACTGAAGAGTCTGAAGTAGGTTCTTTAGAAAACTCTAAGGGAAATACGCTTTTAACTACTTTAGCGTTTAGCGGATATCAGTTAAGCAACAGTGCTAGATGTATTGGTGCTTATCAAGATGGTGCTAATGAAACTTTATATTGGTTTATACACGACCCAGCTTTTACAGCAAGTCCAACTGCTAAGTTAGATTTAATTGTTTCTTATAATACCACAGACAACTCAACAACTTACCATGTCATAAGTACTAATGATAGTGGGAATATTAATACCACATTAAAATTTAGTCCTTATCATTTAATAACTGGAGTTAATTTAGTTGAAAATCTATTATTTTTTACAGACAATTATAATCCTCCTAGGGTTATAAACGTAAATAGAACGTATCAGTCTCCTTCAGGAGCTCCAAATTATATTGACGGATTTACCGCTGAATCTTTGTTGGTAATTAAAAAACCACCTGTTGCTGTTCCAGCAATTCAAACGTTGAATTTACCTGGGCAACAAGATGATTTTTTAGAAGATAGATTTATTTCTTTTGCTTATCGTTATAAATATGAAGATGGAGAATATTCAGCTACATCTCAATTTAGCGAAGATGCATTTATTCCATCAGCTTTTTCTTTTAGCTACAATAGCTATTTGAATGAAGGAATGAAAAATACAGTTAATGCATCTGTAATTACTTTTAATTCTGGAGGCTCTCTAGTAAAAGGAATAGAGCTTTTGTTTAAAGACTCAACAACTTCTACAATAAAATCTATTGAATATTTAGACAAAGCTAATCTAGGATATGCAGATTTTACTGATTATAATTACACTTTTAGTAATAGTAAGATATTTACTCTTCTTCCAGCGTCTGAAATTTTAAGGCTTTATGATAATGTTCCTAAAACAGCCAAAGCCCAAACTGTTATGGGCAATAGATTGGTTTATGGAAATTACAAGGAAGGGTATGATTTAGTAGATAAATTTGGAGAAGCTCTTAAACTTGAATACATAACTTCTTTACAGAGCGAACAAATATCAACCACTACTCTTTTAGATTCTAGTGGAGATGGATATTATAGTATAGGTCCAACTCCGGTTACAGTAAACAGAGCTACTTTATATATAGACCTATCTAATCCAGACGGAACTATAATGGATTTAAGTGCTGGCTCAAGTATTAGTTTAGATTTTACTATTAGTCACAGTCAGTTTACAGGAAATACACCTTCAGCTACAACTTCAAATGTTGAGTTAACATTTGATTATACACTACCAGTAGACTTTGCTAATGTGTACTCATTAGCTACTAGCACTGATTTTGTAGAAAAAGTAGGGACTGCTCTTAACATAGAGCCAATGGCTACCGCGTGTAATGGGTTTACATTGACAGACCAATTTAATTGCGCTCTTCCGTATACATTAGGAACTTACACAAAAACTGATAGTGGTATAACGGCAGGTGGAGAGCCGATAGCGATAATATCATCTCCAGGCAATAACACTATTGGATTTCAGTTTGTAGCAGCGCAATATGTAGATGGCGCAAATAATGCTTATGAATTTTATGAAGTAGTTAGTGCTACTGGTTATTTAAGAAGTTCTGATACAGTTAGAAGTTTGCATAGTAATAGAGGCTATGAGCTAGGTATTGTATATATGGATGAGTTTAATCGTTCATCTACCGCATTGGTTAGTCCAAGCAATACAGTTCAAATCCCTTGTGCAAATTCTATTAATAAAAACTCAATTAGAGTAACAATACCAACTACCCAATTAGCTCCAGCTTGGGCAACTCGTTATAAGTTTGTTTTAAAACCTTCTGAAACAACTTATGAGACTATTTACTCTAATATTTATTATACCGACCCAGCTAGTAATGCAACTTACTTTTTATTAGAAGGCGAGAATGCAAACAAAGTAGAAGAAGGTGATAGATATTTTGTAAAAGCTGATAGCACAGGGCCTATTTTAAGATGTGTCCAGGCTACCGTTTTAGAGAAAGAAGCAAAATCAGAAGGATTTATTGAGCCTCTTGATGATAGTGGGAATATAATCGTTGTTCCGGCCGGAACATACATGAAAATAAACCCCAATAATTTTGCTACTGAAAGAGGGGATAATGACATTATTGCTCCAGGTTCGTTAACAGAAATTGAAGATGTTGCTGAACAGTACCCAATTTTAGCATATCCAATGAATTTGGAAGACCCTGCTAATCCTGGTCAATATTTAGATTATGACGTTCCTTCTGGTAGTAGAATTATAATGTCTATTCGGCAAGAAAGACTTGGCCCTGGAGATGGCAATGGCAAGTGTGAAAGAAGAATTAGTCAATTAGATGTTGAGCTTATATCTTCTAGAACTTATGACAATATGCAAGATTGGTGGAATGGAGACAATGTTGAAGAAGTTTTATCAAGAGCGGTTACTGAAGTTGGTGGAGATACAGGAAGTATAACGAATACATACGAATCTGCCCTTGCAACAACTAAAATAGACATATCTACTTCAGAAGGAACTAACTATTATAAGTTTTTCAGAGATGGAACTACAAATGAATTAGCTTTACTTATCACAGGAACAGTTCGATGTGGGGGAGTAGCATCAAGAGAAAAAAGACGCTCTACAGTTACTGCAGATTTTCAAATTTACAGAGCAGATAGTTTAGTTGTTTTTGAAACACAGCCTACAGAAGCGTTGCCAGATGTGTGGTATGAAAACCATTTATCATTTCCAATTGATACGGACGGAATGCATTCTGGGAATGTTCAAAACCAAACTTCTAGTCAATCTGCAATTATAGATACAGGGTTTGCAGATTGTTATGTTTTTGGAAATGGTGTTGAAAGTTACAAGATACTAGACTCTATAGCTGGTAAAACGTTAAGCATAGGTCAAAGAGTTACTTCTACTTCAAATGTAACTTACAAAGAAGCAAATCGGTTTGCTGATTTAACTTATAGTGGTGTTTATAATGACGAGACCAATGTAAATAAATTAAATGAATTTAATCTTGGGTTGGCTAATTTCAAACCACTAGAAGATTCATTTGGCACAATACAAATATTATACGGAAGACAAACAGATATTTTAGTATTACAAGAAGATAAAATATCTTATGTACTTGCTGGTAAAAATTTACTTAGTGATTCTGCTGGAGGGGGAGTTGTATCTTCTATTCCTGAAGTATTGGGTACTCAAATAGCTCGTATAGAGCAGTATGGTATCAGTGAAAACCCAGAAAGTTTTGCTGCGTGGGGAGCTAATAAATATTTTACAGACGCAAAGCGTGGAGCTGTAATAAATCTAATAGGAGGGGCGTATAATAATGAGCAGCTTCAGATTATATCAGAAGCAGGGATGCGTTCTTGGTTTAGGGATTTATTTATAGAAACATTTCAAACTAATAAGTTAGGGGGATATGACCCCTATATGAATGAATATGTTTTATCTTCAAACATTCAGCTTCCAATACCGGTTGAGGAATGTTTTGATTGTGATTTATCAAGAAACATAACCCTTCCTGTTGGAGAAACAGTAACCTACTGTGTTAATGTTGGAGAACTTTTGGGAAGTGTAGATATTGATTACACAATAACTGCCGATTCATATCCTAACATAATATCTGAAACTGGAGACAATGTTGTTACAGAATTATTAGGAACTGAAATGATTTTAGAGTCTTCATTTAGCGACATATATTATACTATTACAGCTGTATATAACGGGGTTACTTATACCACTGGAGCTGTAAATACTAGCGGTACATTAACAATAAATAAAAATATAGTTAACGCTTCTACAGTTCAAATCTCTGTAAGTCAAAACGGAACTACCGCCGAAAGCATTGGTATTTATACAGGATGTCCACAAGCGTCTCAAATAACATTATTTAACGTAGCTATAACCAGTAGCGCAAATTCTGGTGAATTTATAACTAACGAATACAGATGGACGGACGGAAGTTATAACTCTCCATTACACTCTAATCAAATACAATTTTCAAGTAGCACACTTAATCCTATTGTTTCTCAATATATTAGCGTATCGGGATATCAAGGTTCTAGTGTAATTCCAGGAAATGGAGATACAATAAGCATTATAAGCAGAAAACAAAGTACTGATACGTTTAATTTTGATATTACTAAAAATAAATTAAAGTATCTAAGAACAAATACTTATTATCCAAACACACCCACTGGTATAAATGCGCTATTAGCAGCAGCAACAAATGCTACACCAATAGTACAACAAACAAGTCCAAGTCAGTATTATGCAAATTTCACTATGCCAAGCACGAGTGAAAGCTATTTGTATTTGGTGTGGGATTATAGGTTACCAGCCAGCGAAGAGTTGTGCTTTTCTACAATATCAATAGTAGACGCTTGTTCTTGTAGTTTTACACCAACGCCTACTCCAACGCCTAGTCCTATCCCAGTTTCTTCTTATATTTGGATATTTGAAGCTGGTGCTGGAAGCGCTACGAGTCCAACGTCTTGTCCTTTAACATCAGTGATATTGTATAGCACTGCCTCAACATTTGCACAAGTATCTGCAGGAAGTACAGTATTTTATACTGACGTAGCTCAAACAATACCATTCCAAGGAAATAATTATTACTTTGGAGTAAGACAGCCAAACGCAGGATATGGATTGGCTCAAGGAATATTTAGAATGACAGATTTAGGAACAGCATCAAATATTGATATCCCTGGCGTATGTGGTTCATAAAAAAAAATTAAATGGCAAGTTTAGGAACATATTATTTTGATACAAATAGTTTTGCAAATGCAACAACTATTTATGATGATGTAGATTTAACTATTGTATCTGCAAATGGTTTTTATTCAGACTCTATTATTGTAAGAGAACAAGTTTCTGGAGTACTTCTTGCTGCTCAAATTTGTGGCGTACCTACCCCTACACCTACACCTAGTCCTGCACCTAGTCCTACCCCTACACCTACACCTAGTCCTGCACCTAGTCCTGCACCTACACCTACACCTAGTCCTACACCTAGTCCTACACCTAGCCCTACACCTACTCCAGCTCCTACACCTACTCCTACGCCTACGCCTAGCCCTACGCCTACGCCTACGCCCACTCCTACTCCTACGCCTACGCCTAGCCCTACGCCTAGTCCAACGCCTACGCCTACGCCAACGTATACCCTTACATTGTATGCTAACGTAAGCTCTGGAACTAGTCCATTACAAGGTTGGGGTAGCTCGACAGATGCTTGTAACGGAACAGGAACTCCAGTTACTGTTTATTTAAGTTCTAGCGCTGCTTCATTGTATGATGCGTATATTAATGGATACACATTGTATTTAAACAGTGGTTTAAGCACACCATACAACGGTGGTAATACATATTTTAAAGATGTGAGTGGTTCTGGCTCAGGAAACGCTTTATTTATTGATAACTTTGGGGTTATAAACACATTTAGTGCTTGTAGTACACCTACTCCTAATCCTACGCCTACCCCTGCGCCTAGTCCCACTCCTAGTCCTGCGCCTAGTCCTACGCCTACGCCTAGCCCTACGCCTACGCCTACGCCCACTCCTACTCCTACTCCTAGCCCTACACCAACGCCCACTCCTACTCCTACGCCTACCCCTGCGCCTAGTCCCACTCCTAGTCCTGCGCCTAGTCCTACGCCTGCGCCTACAGGCACTTGCTATCAATACCAAGTAAATGTTGGCCCTGGAGGAAGCGCAGTTACTTATACATTAACCGGATGTTCGGATGGATTACCTTTTGATACTACTGTCCAATCTCCAAACATTTATGCAATAGTGTGTGGAAGAGAAACAAGTGTAGATGATATTATTTGGACTACTGGCGGTAGTGCAGAATTTTCTGATTTTGGGAATCCAAGTGGCGATTACACTTGCGGTAGTTATTCTCCTACTCCTACTCCGCCCACACCTACTCCAACACCTACACCTACGCCAACACCTACGCCACCTGTTTCAGTATGGTATCAGATGACCGATTGTTCTGACAGTTCAACGATTTATTCTCAGCAGTATAATGAGGGAGATTTTGCAATCAATGAGAGAGTTACTTCATTAGGCGGGTTAACAGCAGTCATTACGGGTGAGTTGTTAGCTGACCCAGGCGGCTTCTTATATGCAATAACATCTACAGGACAAACAGGATGTCCGTAATAAAATTCATATATTTGTAGTATACTTAAATTAAATCTAATGAGAGAAATAGAAAACTTCCTTACGGATAGTGAGTGTAATCAGCTTATAGAGCTTATTAATCAAAACCATTCTCCTTCATCTGTTGTTGTTGGCGGAACTGATATAAGTACTATTGATGTTAATAGCAGAACTTCAAGCACTTGCAATTTAGACCCTAACAATATATTGGTAAAGACTGTTCACAATAAAATTGCTGAATATTTAGGTTTAGACAAATCTCTTGGAGAGAGTCTACAAGGACAATTGTATGAAGTGGGTCAATACTTTAAACCACATTATGATTTTTTTAGTGGAGAGGCGTACAACAAACATTGCCTACACTCTGGTAATCGTACGCATACTTTAATGATTTATTTAAATGATGATTTTGAAGGTGGAGGAACAAACTTTCCTAACCTTGGTTTTACAATAAATCCAAAAAGAGGCAAAGCCGTTACTTGGCAAAATATGATTAATGGAGAAACTCAGCAAAACTCTTTACACGAAGGTGTATCTGTGACAAGCGGTAAAAAATATATTATTACTTCTTGGTGGAGAGAAAAAGCGTGGAACAATGCGGAAGATACTGCTGCTTACATAAATAAGCCTAAAGTATATACTGATGTATCTCAAATACCAAAGTTAACTCAGCTTGGTTTTGAGGTTAGAAAAGTTCCAAATGAAGCTTGGGGTATCATTAAAGATTCTTATGAAATATTAAAAGATAAAGTAACAGAAGAAAATTTTGTTGGTAAAGAAAATTTTATTCCAGGAAAAACGGAATTGCTTTCATACGACCACTTACCAAGTATAAGAAGTATAATTCATCAAAAACTATTTGATATTCATAAAGATTTTGCAAAAGGCGCTGATATTGAACCGAGCTTTATTTATGGAATTAGGTCTTATTTAAAAGGAGCTACTTTAGCTTCACACAGAGATAGAGTAGAAACGCATCATATATCGTCTATAATTATTGTTGACAAAGATTTGAAGTGTGGATGTCAAAATAGAGAGTTCGGAGATGATTGGGCGTTAGACATACAGGGTCATGATGGGGAATGGTATAAGGTATACGCTCAGCCAGGAGATATGATATTATATGAATCTGCAGTTTGTGAACACGCCAGATTAGAACCTTTCCAGGGAACTTATTTTAGAAACTTTTTTGTACATTATAAGTTAGTATGATAACTATTCCAGTTGCTGTAGCCACACCACACTTTAAATGGCAGATAAGTTTTTTTCAGCACCAACATTTTAAAGTATATGGAGAAGAGGCAAAAAATAAAGCATTAATACCTATCATTAATAGAAATCATTTTAAAGATAAACCTGTTCATAGTGTTGATTGGAATTTAAAATTACCCTATGTAATTGTTGATTCTGTGCTAGATATGTATTCAAAAACAGAATCAATATATATCCCCACCAATTGTTACACTGCACTAAAACAAGTGCTTCAATATATTGATGACGAAGAACATATTGAATTATGTGACAGTGATATGCCGCACATAAAACCATATACAGGAGGATTACCTGGTGATAATGAAATATATGCTGATGCCCGTTATGAGCCTTGGCACATGTTCATTTCAACTCCTGAAGGTAAAAACAGAGAAATAATAAATAAATATTTAAAGCATTCGGATGAAGGCTATATGAACGGAGGCTCTAATATTATAGCCAAAGTATCTACAATGAAAAAAATAATTGATGAAGTTATTGAGGTAGGCATGAGTATAGCCGATGAATATCCCAATACAAACCACTCTTGGTGGCAATCAATGTATGCTATTAATGTGGCCTGTCACAACAACCGAATTAAAATGATTGACAGTGACTCTTGTTATTATCCAAACGTAAATGAGCTTGATATTAATAAACACCATATTGTTCATTATAGTTGTGACCCTTTATTCAAGAAAAGTGATTTCCCAAATATAGATATTACAAAATTTCCTAATAATATTTTTTATAATTCAATAAAAGACTGGCTTTATAATGCATAAACAAATACCTCTTTTTAAAGTTTTTATGGCTCCTGAAGCTCCAAAGAGAGTTAAATCTGTTTTACAAAGTGGCTTCATTGGAGAGGGCCCTGAAGTAAAAAGATTTGAATCGGAATTATCAAATTATTTTAATATAAAAAATTATGAGATTTCAACCACAAACTCAGCAACTTCAGCAGAGCATTTGCTTTATCATTATTTTAAAAAAGACAGAGTTTTAGTTGAAAATATATTTGAGGGTGTTGCTTTTGTAACTAACCCCTGGAAATCAATGGAAGGTGGCGCTGTTTTAACCACTTCATTAACTTGCACCGCCACAAACTTTCCCATAATAAATAATGGATTAAAAATAAAATGGGTTGATGTAGACCCTATTACTTGTAATATGTGTCTAGATGATTTACAAAGAAAAATAGATAAGGACACTAGACTAATTACTTTAGTGCATTGGGGAGGAACTCCTATAGATTTAGATAAACTAGAAACCATAATAGAAAATGCGGAAAAAAAATATGGTCATAAAATAATAGTGATAGAAGATTGCGCTCACGCTATGGGTTCTACATACAAAGGAACTCCTGTTGGGTTTACAGGAAATATATCTACATTTTCACTACAAGCCATTAAACACATTACTTCTATTGATGGTGGTTTTATTGCCTCTCCATACGCTTCTTTAAATAGAGATGTAAGATTATTAAGATGGTACGGAATTAATAGGGATGATAACAGAAAGGACTTTAGATGTGAAGCTGATGTAAAAGAAGCTGGCTTTAAATTTCACATGAATGATGTATCAGCAGCAGTGGGAAGTTCTAATTTTAAGTATATTGATAAAATAGTTGGAGTTAATAAAGATAATGGCGAGTTTTATAACGAACGATTAAAAGATATACCAGGGATAACAACTATACCATTGATTCCTAATACCAGTTCTGCTTATTGGATTTATACTTTTCATGCGGAAGACAGAGATGGTCTTATGAAAAAATTATTTGAGAATAATGTATATTGTTCAAGAGTTCATGAGAGAAATGATAAACACAGTTGTTTGAGTGAATTTCAATCCGAGCTTCCTAATGTTGATGCTGCCGTTAAAAGTATGCTATGTATTCCTGTTGGTCATTGGGTTGATAATGAAGACAGAGAAAGGATTGTTGACACAATAGCTCAAGGATGGTAATCCTTCCACTAAAAGAAATTGACTTACCATTTTTATTAGAGGTAAGAAATCATCCTGATACCAGATGTAATTTAGAAAATGACTCTATATATTCTTATGAACAATGTTTAGAGTGGTTTAAAAATTTAAACAACACTTGGTATATTCTGTGGGATGAACATAGGGTAGGATATATAAGGGAGGATAACGACAATCTTATTGGATGTGATATCCATATTGATTACAGAAGAAAGGGTTATGCTACCAAAGCTTTAAGATGGTCTATGGACCAAAAGCATTACGCTCAGCTTTGGGTGTTTAGTGATAATTTTGCTTATGATTTATACAAAAAATTAGGCTTTAAAAAAACAGGAGATAAAAAAATAGTTAGGGGAAGAGACTATATACATTTAGAATGGATGAAGGATTATGATTTTGACCTGCTAAGTCGAATAAATATACATACTTAATAAATTCGTAAATTTGTAACAAATCTTAGCTGATGGCTTTATATTACAAATTAGATGCGTGTAACCCTGCGCTGGGTCAATGTTATACTAGTGTAACCCCTGGTCAAGCAAATCAAAGGTATATTGAGGCTATTAGTGGAGAGTATTATGTTTGGGATAATACAAGCACTACTTCTCCAGGAACAATATGCACTGGAAGTATACAATTAATTCCCGGACAGTCTGGTTGTTATACACCTACACCCACTCCTACACCGAGCCCCACTCCTACGCCGAGCCCCACTCCTACACCTACTCCTACTCCTACTCCTACTCCAACGCCTGCCCCTGACTATTGTTGGAGTGGAACTAATGCAACTACATTTACGTTAGATGGGGTTAATTTGGTTTATACTTTTGGAGGTAATTATGGTGTTTATGGCACTGGCACTGGAATATATGTTCTTACGGGAATACCATCTACAGAAGCTATTGCTTTTCATAATTTTGGTAAAACAAGTCTTATTACATACGAAGGAGAATACAGTGCAGGAACAAAGACGGGTCTAGACGGAAATGTATATGAATATTTTTATGGAGATGTAACTGTAACAATTACAGGAGATTACGGCGTTATCAGTTATGAATCATATAATAGCGGTTATTTAGGTGGAGAAAATAATTTGGTTTTTGATACTGGAGTTTGTGTTAGTTTACAGCCTCCAATCATACCTCCACAGGGAGACCCTGATACTCAATACACACTAAGTTATAGTCAAGGTGTTCAGGGATGGCCATCGTTTTATTCTTATTTTCCAGATTGGATGATAGGGATGAATAATTATTTTTACTCTTTTAAAGGAGGTAATTTATACAGACATAATACAAATGAAGTTAGAAACAACTATTATGGTGTTCAATATAATTCTACTATTACAAGTGTATTTAATGAGCAACCATTAGAAAATAAACTATTTAAAACTATAGCGCTTCAGTCTGATTCTGCCTGGGAATTAACTCTTGACAGTGATATTCAAGCAGGAGCATCTATTGATGACACTTGGTTTGAAAAGAAAGAAGGAGTTTGGTTTGCTTACATTAGAAATAATGGAACTGTACCTGCTGGAGCTTCTGAGTATGATATGCGTTCTGTAAGTGGTATTGGACAAAGTACATCAGTAAATATAGCTGGACTAGCCACAACTATTAATTTTGCAACTAGCATTTCTATAGGAAGTGAAATAAGTGTTGGTGATATGCTTTATTTTGCGCCGCCTCCATATACTTCCATAGAACTTGCTGGACAGGTAAGTAGTATAAACATAAATCTACAGAGCGGAATTAATAATATTGTTATATTTAATGGCACAA